CTGGTATATAAGGGACAAAGCCTTGCGGCACCGTGCCCCCTAGTGAAAACTCACAACCGGGAAAGTAGAACAGTCTACTCCTGCCACCAATCCGAACGAAAAATTTCCCAGATGACTTCGTCTACAACTTTATGTAGACGATACTCTTCTAGGACACGGCGTTTGTTTACCTTTTGGTAGAAATCACCCCGAGGAGTGACTTTCATTGAAAGGCACTGACGCAAGAAGACTATTGTCACTAATAACTTATGGACCTCATCAAAAGTTAATTGTTTAGAGTTGTCGCCAACTCTAGACTTCAATTCTCTAATAGTCGCCGTTAGAGGATGCTCCCCGAGAGCTGAATAATCTCCAGAATATATTGCAATATTATGGAAGATATTAGCAATCTTCGGGAGACCATACAACTTTGGCAGGGGATCGCCCAACCTGTCAATCTTCATGGTCAATGATTTGATCAACCGATCATAATGACGGCGTTTCGCCTTCAAATATGGATCGATGGTCAAATATCTCCAAGAGTTGATCAGCCAAATATCATCTCTTATACCGCGTAGTTTCTCATCCTCCTTGACCCATGAAGGGAAAACAGGAGGTGATGTAAACCATCGCATGGTCGCTGTTCGTCGTCCAGTGTAAAGTATTCGTTTAAACAGTTCGGTTATCCAAACTGATTGAGAGTCTACATTAACTGACCAACGAAAGAGAACGCGCTCAATAATATCGCGAATAAGCGTAGGATCACTACTTCTAGCTGCTACGAGCATAGAAGGAGTAATCGGACTGACCTCATAGCCATTTGCAAAATTTCGTTTCGCAAATTCTGCTACGAGACCAGACCTACTCGTCGAGACTATCGACTTGAACTCGGATACTTTAACTCCGAGAACCACAGTAAGCATCCAATAGTAATACTTAGAGACCTTTTTATGGAAAATGGTGACGTCGTCACCAAGAATCATATAAAGATCAAAAGTAAAAGGGTCCAAACCGCATCGCCAAGCGCAGTACCTTACTAACACGTGATGTGTCAATGAGAATACTGGCCAGGATGAGTATATACCCATTGGCTGGCCGACTTCGAATGACACAGACCTCTTATGTCGAGGAGACCATATCTCAAGAGACATGATCTGATCCCAACAATGAGAGATTGTATCACCAAGGAAGCTAGAAACTAACCTTTCTTGAAGCCACCTCGGAAACCGGTCAGTAGCACCAGTCATATCATATGACGCACAGAACTTAAGGCCTTTGTTAAAAAGGTCCTTATAGCGCTGAGCGCAATGATCTTGGTTAAAGGTAAAATCAGACGGTATCTTTCCAAGGACTCTCATAATGTCATTATGAAAACCTAAGAGAGCATACTGAATGAAAAAGTTACAAGAAGTAATTATTCTAGTCTTTCCTCCTTTCTCAGAAAGGAAGGATAGTTTGGCTAAACGCGAATCGAAATTCTTAGGAAACCAAGAAATTCTATTTGCGTCTATACCAAATTTCGTAGCTAATATCATATTTCGGATAGTAGCTTTGAATTCTAGATAATAATCTTCAGAGTAATACTCTTTAACGAAGAGTAAAAGACGGGTATAAAGCTTACTATTCTTCAACGAAGAAATAGCAACAGCGTCCGCTAACGAATAACGGAAAGAGGGGGTACCCCAAGGGCCAGCTTTAATGCCTAAATAGTTCCTAGTAGGTTCTAAATTAGGTTTAAATTTGGCTCTTAGGAATTTGGGGACAAACCACGAGATAAACGAGACAAGACCGTCACACTCAGCGACGGGCAATGTCATCGGTTTATTAACTTTCAAAAGGATCTTTGAAATGAAAGACCCTGTTGGAAGATAACCAGTGTAAGTCGACACCAGATTAGAAAGATCTAAATCCGGCTTGTTGTAATGGAGAGTATAAGAAGCTGTGATAGAAATAGCACAGAGTCTTAACAATCTTTTACGACTTGTCGCCAATTTAGTCAAGTGTTTTAGTCTTCTTGGTAAGCCGCAACTATGTGTTTTCAACCACATAGAAAACGGAACAAACTCACCAGGAACGTGAACACCACACATGTGGCGTTTCATTACCTGATGAATCTCTTTAAGGGTTTTAATCATAAAGGGTTTACCGTGATAGCGCCGTAAATGGTCGCTAAAACGTTTATATTCGGAGAACGTGGCACGTAGACTGTAAATACTTTCCGGCAGTAAGGTTCGCAACGCAGACCAAACTGTCGTCAAAGAAATTACAGTTCTTCGTTTCATGGTCTCTTTATATTTAATCCTCCTTTTGAGATAGGACTCAAACTCAAAAGTTTTATCTCGTACATTAAAGGGTTGATAAATCACTCCCTGCTGAACAATCAAGTAGATAGATCATTCAGTGTATCTGATTTAATAAAAAGTCAGAATACCTGGCGAGGATATCCTGATTCTTGCTATCGCGCCGAATAGCTTCGCTATTCTTGAGCGTTGCTAACTCAAAAGTTGGTCATTTAAACACCTCTCAATCGGATGGTGTCCTTGGTTATCAA